GTTAGCAGTAAGTTTAGTTTTTGGTTCATTTCTAACTTTTCTGTTTCTTATAATGGGGTTAGTCACTGGATGGGTTGCTAGAGAGTACATGATGAATTATCAGGAAGTTCCTAGATTCCACCCAGAAATGTATGATGAACATGGAAACATTATTCCAGACGAAATTTTAGCAGTAAGGTTTGAAAACGATTATGACTACGACGACGAAGCAGAAGACTGATACGAAAGTTCAGGTTAAACCAAAGAGAACTATTTCGGTAGAAACTTTAGATCTCCCGAATAATCCATTTACATTTGAAGTATTGCATCTTGTTTCAAAACAAAAATCCAATATTAAAAAAGTAGAAGTTCTTAAAAAGTATGAAGATCCATCTTTAAAGGCTATTTTAATTTGGAATTTTGATGAAAGCATCATATCTTTACTTCCTGAGGGAACTGTCCCATATTCGGGATATGCAGAACAAACATCTTATAGTGGAAATTTAAGCACTAAGATTGATCACGAAGTTCGTAGGATGCATGAGGCTGGGTCTTTTTCATTAGGAAGCAGTGATGGTGATGGGAGAACAACCATTCGTAGAGAATGGAAGCACTTCTATCATTTCCTGAAAGGTGGTAATGATGGGATTAGTAAGATTCGTAGAGAATCTATGTTTATTAATATTCTTGAAGGTCTTCATCCTTTAGAAGCAGAAATTATTTGCCTTGTTAAGGATAAGAAACTAGATACAAAATACAAAATCACCAAGGATATTGTTACCCAAGCATATCCAGATATTACTTGGGGTGGTCGTTCTTAATAATTAATAAATTGGAGTAATTATGATGGCAAAAAATACTACCGAAATGTCTACAGAGACATTTGAAAAAGAAAACCATATGGATCATTGGACACCGACAGAAAGAGAAACTTGTAAATCAAAGTACTGATGTGTGTACTAAGGAAGCACCAAATGATGCTTATATTGTCAAGTACATTGTAGAAGACAAAATTTGTTTTGATCTTACTAGGGGAGCAAGAGTTCGCTTATTTGATATGTACTGGGATAAGTTTCGTGAAAATTTAAGCAGTATTGATTTTGGTTACGGTAGAGTCAATCCAAAACTTTGGGGATACCGAGTACCTCAAAAGAAAAAGCGAAAGTGATTTACCAAAAGGTGGGAAAAAATTCCGCCAAAATTTTTTAAGCAGGGGGGATTGACTTCTCCCCTTTTTTTGTATAGAATAGTAGTAAATGAATTGTTTTTAAATGAGTTTAAAAGTAAATTTTTATGCTGATAAGAATCTGAAAGAATGTATTCCAGAACCTGTTTCAGCATCAAAGATGTCTCCGTCTTGGTTATCTGAATTACCTAATAAAAAAAGTAAATGCCCGTTTGGATTTCTTAGAAATAGTGCTGGTGGTGTAGATCCATATACATTAATTCCTGATAGTTCTCTTGGGGTGAAAGGATGTCCTGGAATTCAAGACTTTTTAAATTTTGGATATATCATACCTAATTGGACAACATTCATCTTCCGAGAAGATGAACAAAATAAATTGGTTGTTAATTGGGTAGATTGTCCTTATGAGATAGACTATGTTGCTCATCCAGACGATCAGTTCTCTACATTACCAAATAAACCAATTTATAATCATTTTGGTAAAATTAATAGTCCTTGGATAATTAAGACCGAGAAAAATGTATCGTGTCTAATTACTCACCCAATTTGGCACAGGAATAATTCTTTCACAACCGCAACTGGAATTATTCATACTGATATAAGTCCTTTTCATGTTCCTTGGTTTTTTGAATACAATTATAGAATTAAGAGCGGTATGGAATTAACTACAATGGATGTTAGTAAACAAATCATTGATGTTGGTACTCCATTAATGTTAGTAATTCCTTTTTATAGGAAAAAATTTGAGTCTTCAATTAATTATGTCGATGTTGAAGAAATGGAAAGACAATCGAATATTCAGATTTATAGATCAGCATTTGGAGGAATATATTCTGAGTTCAGAAAAAAAATGATTAAATTCAACGGATTGTTTAAGTAAAATATATGGACAACGAAAGATTAAAATTAATTGTTCGTAATTTAGAGTTACTTGTGGACTCTTTGAAAGCGGAAATTTATACGGATATTAATCCAACTAATATGTCTCCACAAGAAAAAAATGTATTAGCTGGATTGGATTATGATGAAATCTTTGGGGAGGATTATGGACTATGACTATAAGAGCTAAAAAACTTGTTAAACTTCTTAATAGACTTATCAAACAAGAACATCTTTATTCTGATAAGCAATTACAAGAAATGAAAGCACAATTACGAGTTGTTAAAGAAGAACTCGCAGAACTAGAAGCAAAAACATCAAAAGGATTTGGAACAAAATGACAGTAAAACTTATTAGCGTAACTCCAGATGCGGAAAAAACGATGGCTTATGTTGCCAGAGTTTCTAATCCAAACAATCAGGAAAATGATAATTATTCTGGTCTTCTGAAGTATTGTATTAAACATAATCACTGGTCTGTGTTTGAGCAGGCTCACATGACTCTTGAAGTTGAGACTAACCGTGGTATCGCAGCTCAAATTTTGAGGCATAGATCTTTTACCTTTCAAGAGTTTTCGCAGCGTTATGCTGATGCCAACCTCTTAGTTGAACATATTCCCATTCCTGAACTTCGTCGTCAAGATACGAAAAATCGTCAGAATTCGATTGATGACATTTCTGATTATGTAAAACTCAAATTGCAGGGTGAAATCTCCGAGCATTTCATTGCCGCCAATGCCCTCTACAAGCGCCTTCTAGAGGCAGGGGTAGCAAAGGAGTGTGCAAGGTTTGTACTGCCCTTGGCAACGCCCACACGCATCTATATGACGGGTTCTTGCCGCAGTTGGGTACACTACATCAATCTTCGTTCGGCAAATGGTACTCAAAAGGAGCACATGGACGTTGCACTTGCATGTAAAGAAGTCTTTAAGGAACAATTTCCTTCAGTCTCACAGGCTCTAGAGTGGGTCTAAATAAAATATCTTGATTTTATAACTTATGGCGATTTATCCAATTATTCATAAAGAAACTGGTGAAACTAAAGTAATTGAAATGAGCGTTCATGATATTACTCAATGGTATAATGATAATCCTGAATGGCAAAGAGATTGGTCGCAAGGATGCGCTACTCCAGGTGAAGTAGGTGAGTGGAAAGACAAACTTATCAGTAGAAATCCAGGGTGGAACGATGTTCTCGCCAAGGCAGGTAAGTCTCCTGGTTCAACAGTAAAAAAAATCTAATCAATTATGGCAAGAAGAAAAAGAGGTAATATTGACCAACCAATCGGAGTTGGTCTTACTACTCGTCAGATGAAAAGAAGAAAACCTTTAAATCAAGAGTATCTTTTAGAGATTGAACCGTTAACTGATAATCAAAAAAATTTATTTGAATCTTATGCAAAGGGAAGACATATTGTTGCATATGGGTGTGCTGGAACTGGTAAAACATTCATTACACTCTACAATGCTCTTTGTGATGTTTTAGATGAAAAGACACCATACGAAAAAATTTATCTAGTTCGCTCTCTTGTCGCCACTCGTGAGATTGGATTTCTTCCTGGAGATCATGATGATAAGGCAGATATTTACCAAATTCCTTATAAGAATATGGTGAAGTACATGTTCCAGATGCCAAGCGATAGTGAATTTGAGATGCTTTATGGAAATCTCAAGTCACAGGAAACTATTAAGTTCTGGAGCACCTCTTTTCTTCGTGGAACTACTCTTGATAAGTCTATTGTTATCGTAGATGAATTCCAAAATTTGACATTTCACGAACTTGATAGTATTATTACAAGAATAGGTGAAGACAGCAAAATTATGTTTTGCGGAGATGCCACTCAGTCAGACTTGCTAAAAACAAATGACAGAAATGGTATCATTGATTTTATGAAAATTTTAAGGTCTATGCCTTCTTTTGATGTTATCGAATTTGGTGTAGAAGATATTGTCCGCTCTGGACTTGTCAAAGAATATATCATTGCAAAAATGGATGCTGGTTTTTAATGTTTAAACATGTTGACTTGGAATTACCTCAACTCGAAAGAGAAACAATTGATGGGGTAAGATACTATAAAGTTCCTGATGATGGAGAATTACTAAAACTAGTTTCAATTACTTCGGTAACTAGTCATAAAAATCGGCAGTTTTTCGCAAAATGGCGTAAAAGGATCGGTGAGGAAGAAGCAGATAAAATTACCAGACAAGCAACCAGTCGTGGAACTGATATGCACAATTTGGTAGAAAACTATTTGCATAATCGAGAACTTCCAACAGTTCAACCTCTTCCAGATTTTCTTTTTAAAATTGCAAAGAAAGATTTAAAGCGCATAAATAATATTCATGCTCTTGAAGGTTCTCTTTACAGCAAACAATTAGGAATTGCTGGAACCGTAGATTGTATTGCCGAATTTGATGGCGAACTATCAATAATCGACTTTAAGACCTCTAAAAAACCAAAACCACGAGAGTGGATTGAACACTATTTTGTTCAGTGTATGGCATATGGATGTATGCTATATGAAATAACTGGTATTCCAGTTAAAAAACTTGTAATCATAATGGCTTGTGAAAATGGAGAATGCACCGTCTACGAAGAATACGACAAATCAAAGTACATCAAACTACTCGCCAAATATATTAGAGAGTTTGTTGAATCTAAACTTATCGAATATGAATGAACTAGAACAAGCAATAGAAAGTAAATTTCTCACACCATCCAAGTTTGCCTTGGAGATTGAGAAAATAGTTGCCGAAGAAAATTTAAATTATATTGATGCGATTATTCACTATTGTGATGTTAATACGCTTGAGGTTGAATCTGTAACAAAACTCATTTCAAAACCTCTGAAAGAAAGATTAAAGTGGGACGCAATTCGTCTTAACTTTATGAAAAAAACTTCGAAGGCAAAACTTCCACTATGAGTCCTTTTGAGACCTACCAAACTTATCTTTCGATGAAAAGTCATTTTACGAATAGTAAATATGACTTTTTTAAATATGGAGGCAAATCACGAGCTACCGTAACTTCATTCAACAAACGTAAGGATAAGTATTGGTTTGAAAAAACTAGTCGTAAATATTCGGATAAGGAAGTCGTAGATTTTCTTCTTTCAAATTTCGTATCAGTAGATAACCCACAAAATTTATGGATTGGAGAAATTATCAATTCTGGAGAAAGGACTTACGCAGACTGGATGCGAAGACAACAGAGTTTGACTTACTTGTTCAAAGAACAGTCGGAAGAATTGTTCTTACAAACAAAATTAGAAGATGCCTTGACTTGCTCCAAAGGGCATCCACCAATTCTAAAAAAGTTCCTGAGCGGGAATATTAGTCTGGAAACACTAGTCATATATGATAAAATATTCCTGTTCGGGAACAAGTTTGATAAGAAACTTTTAGACCCAGTGTGGGAAACCGTAAGTTTGAAAATCAAGAAGTACAAACCATTTCTAAATATTGACGTGTTCCAATTTAAAAAGATTTTAAGGGAAATTATCAATGAGTAATTTTTTTGATTCTGATATTATTCAAGAAGAACTGAAAGAAATTAATAAATTACAAGAAGAGATTTACGGAAGTATTCTCACTTTTGGTATGATGGATCGTGATACTAAACTGGAGCACATTGAAAAATTACAAATACTATTAGAAAAACAACGTATAATGTACACAAGATTGTCTCTTTCGAATGATCCTGAGGCAATTGAAATGAAAGAAAACCTACGTAAATCAGTATCCTTGATGGGATTTCCCCCAGATACTGATATGCAGACATTGTTTAACAGTATGACTAAAACTATTGA